AAGGACACCGCTGAAGCCAGGGACGCCGCCTCCACTTGGATAACAGAGACAGTTAAGCTGAAGAACTCAACGCTTAACGCAGATGAACTGTCTCTTGCCACCATCGCCCGCTACGTTGAAAACGTAGGGGATAAGTTCAAACTCGACATTGCTAGCAAAACATATCTAAAGCAAGTCGCATCGATGTCTGTACCAATTCCAACCAACAAAGACATCAAATTGAAGATGGTGCTGCAGAGTCCTGAAGCACGTGCCAGGCGGGAACGCATGGACGTGCTTGACTCTGTGGGTTTTTAGAGGGGCTCTGTACCGCCTCTGGTTTTGAGAGCCCATTCCCAATTCTCGGGCTGCCAGAGATCGCGGTCACAGACGGAGCCCGGCTCCGTAAGGTTAGTAGTAATATTAGATACCTTAGCCAAACCCATCTAGGTCTTGTATATAAGGCACCAAATGCCTCCCTGCACAACGCGCTTGTGGCAGTGGAGAGAAGAGTTTTTACAGTAGGAAAGGGGGACAAAGCAATCTACCCCCCCCGCCCTGAGCATGACATTTTCACTGATACGATGGATTACTTTCAAAAATCCATTATAGAAGAGGTGGGATACTGTAAAACATATCCAGCGCAACTCCTGGCTAACAGCTATAGCGCAGGAAAGAGGGCCATGTATCACAAAGCCATTGCATCCTTGAAAACTGTCCCTTATCATCAGAAGGATGCCAATGTGCAAGCTTTCCTGAAGAAGGAAAAACATTGGATGACCAAGGACATCGCCCCCCGATTGATTTGCCCCCGCAGTAAGCGGTACAATATCATCCTAGGAACTCGTTTGAAATTCAACGAGAAGAAGATCATGCACGCCATCGATAGTGTGTTTGGATCCCCCACTGTGCTTTCTGGTTATGACAACTTCAAACAAGGAAGAATCATAGCCAAGAAGTGGCAAAAGTTTGCATGCCCCGTCGCCATCGGCGTGGATGCTAGCCGCTTTGACCAACATGTGTCAGAGCAGGCGCTTAAGTGGGAACACGGGATATACAATGGAATCTTCGGAGATAGCGAAATGGCTCTTGCACTTGAACACCAAATCACCAACAACATCAAGATGTTTGTTGAAGACAAAATGCTTAGGTTCAAGGTAAGAGGCCACAGAATGTCCGGTGACATTAATACCAGCATGGGAAACAAACTCATAATGTGCGGCATGATGCACGCATATTTTAAGAAGCTGGGTGTTGAAGCTGAACTATGCAACAACGGAGACGACTGTGTCATCATCACTGATAGAGCCAATGAGAAGCTCTTTGATGGCATGTACGACCATTTCCTCCAGTATGGCTTCAACATGGTGACCGAAAAACCAGTCTACGAGCTGGAACAATTGGAGTTTTGCCAGTCAAAACCGGTCTCTATTAATGGAAAGTATAGAATGGTCAGAAGGCCCGATAGCATAGGCAAAGATAGCACAACACTACTGAGCATGCTCAATCAATCCGACGTCAAGAGCTACATGTCGGCTGTTGCTCAGTGTGGTTTGGTGCTCAACGCTGGAGTACCCATACTTGAAAGTTTCTATAAATGCCTATATAGAAGCTCGGGGTACAAAAAAGTGAGTGAGGAATTTATTAAAAACGTCATATCGTATGGAACAGATGAGAGACTACAAGGTAGACGTACCTATAATGAAACACCTATCACAAACCACAGTAGAATGTCCTACTGGGAATCATTCGGAGTTGACCCTAAGATACAGCAAATCGTCGAGAGGTACTACGACGGTCTTACGGTAAGTGCCCAACTCCAGAGTGTGAAGGTGACGACTCCACATCTGCAATCAATACTGCTTTCCATACCGGAAAACCACTCACAAAACGAATATTAATTACCAAATCTTAGCTGGGTTTGGGATAGGGTTTATAGTTAGTATACCCTGTACATTAGCTCTCGCGTACTTTATTTACAATAAAGTTTCAGACACCACTAGAGAGGTGGTGAATGAATTCAGTAGGCCGTAGAGGACCTAGACGCGCAAATCAAAATGGCCAAAGAAGGAGGCGCCGTAGAACAGTTCGGCCAGTGGTTGTGGTCCAACCCAATCGAGCAGGACCCAGACGACGAAATGGTCGACGCAAGGGAAGAGGAGGGGCAAATACTGTATTTAGACCAACAGGCGGG